ATTACAGCATTCTATGCGGATATTTTGAGCGCCTGCGAAATGTTGATGCAAGAAGCTAAGGTTAATAAAAAGCCTCGTGCTAAAAAGCCTACTGATAAAGCCAAAGTTGTTGCTAAGATGAAATATCTCAAGCAGGACGACAAGCTCAAACTTGTTTCTATTAACCCGCAGGATATTATTGGTTCCAAAGAATTGTGGGTGTTTAATACCAAAACCCGCAAGTTGGGCAAATATGTGACCAGCGAGTTTGCAGAGTTGAATGTTAAAGGCACAACCATTACTGGTTTTGATGAGCATAAGAGTGTTGCTAAAACTCTACGCAAACCTGAGGAACAACTTAAAGAGTTTAAATCTGCAGGTAAAGTAGCTCTGCGTAAGTTCCTTGAAGACATTAAAGCGGTAGATATTAAGCTCAACGGTCGTATCAACGAGGATACTATCCTACTTAAAGTACAATAACAAAGTAAATTTACAGTAAAAGCAGGCTTCGGCCTGCTTTTTATTTGGCTGATAAATACATTACTATGAGCAATATCAACAATCTTTTAGCAGCCTTGGGTGACGAAATTAATGGATTAGCACAAAAAAGTGCGCCGGATCCAAAAGAAATCGCACGTAAACTTCCATTTAGATCCCTTACAGGTGATCATATTAACGGTGGAAAAATACATAATTTTGCGAGTTCCGGAATCACAGATACTGCCACTAAAACGCAATTAACCATTGATGAATTTGGCGTTCACGTTAGTTCATTAACTGTAGACAAACTAGAAAATTTAACAGTCGACGGCAAGTTAAAAGTAAAATTATTAGAAGTAGATGAATTAAAAGCCGATATCAAATTTGAAAAAGATACTCCTATTGTGTTTTCAGGAGACAATTTAGATGGTAAAGGTATATTATGGGCGGGTCAAGGAAATACAAAACAATTTGTATATTCATCAAATCCTGACCGATTTTTCGTTTCTGAAAATTTAGATATTGCCAAAGGAAAGAATATTACAGTAAACAATATTCCAGTTATTAATGAAACTGAAATAGGTCCTACTGTAACAAAAAGTAATTTAAGAGAAGTAGGCAGATTAAAAGGTTTGCTTGTAGACGGAAACGTTGTTATAGATCAATATATATTTTATGACAATGCTACTATGCGTCTTGGTATTGGCACTGACGAACCAAACGCTGCATTAAGTATTTCTGAAGATGGCATCGAAGTAGTTGTTGGAACTAAAGATTCTACAAAAGGCTTCATTGGCACCTATGGTAGTAACAATCTGGATATTGTTACAGATAATGTTTCTAGAATTAGTGTTGCCGCTGGCGGTAACATTCAGTTAGGGAATACCAAGCTAGCACCAGTTCAGGTTTCTGTACACGGCAAATTAGCTGTAAGAGTAGCAACACCGGATCCAGAAGTTGACCTACACGTTAACGGTGCTGTTAAATTTAATAATCGTCTGCAGAAATATGATAAAACATATCCCACTACAGGATTTTATAATACTGGAGATATTGTTTGGAACATTGAACCGTCAATGAATTCATACGTGGGTTGGATCTGCATACAATCAGGTAACCCTGGTTTATGGGCACCATTTGGTAAAATTGGAAGTGTATAACTATGTCTAAAATTGATGATTTAGCAAAACTATTAACAGAAGTCTTAACAGATAGTCAAGACATTGATACAGCAGAATTTCCATTTATCAAAATTGTAGGCGACTTAGACGGTAAGGGAATCATTTGGGTAGGCCAAGGCCATAACAAACAATTCTTGTTTTCAAATAACCCAGATAGATTCTTTGTTTCGGAAACAATTGATCTAGCTAAAGATAAAGCATTTTCTATTAATAATCTTAATGTATTGTCATCTACTGAGTTAGGATCAACAGTTACCAAAAGTAATCTTCGAGAAGTAGGAAGATTGAAAGGTCTTATTGTTGACGGCAGTATGAGCTTGAACCAATACGTATTCTATGATGCAAAAACTGATAGACTAGGCATAGGAACAGATCAACCAAACGCTGCATTAAGTATTGCAGATATGAATGTTGAGCTAGTGTTAGGTGCTTCCGAAGATTTAGATTCCGGAAGTATTGGTACTTTCAATTCTGCTAATTTAGAATTAGTAACAGATAATACTCCAAGAGTTACTATCGAAGCCGGCGGCAATATTACTTTAGGAAATCCTGCACACGGAGATGTAAAAGTAACTGTTCTAGGAAAACTAGGCGTCAACGTTAACAGTATTGATCCGAGAGCAGGCCTGCACGTAAATGGTGCTATCAAATTTAATGACAATCTACATTTAAAAGGATTAGAAGCTCCTACTAGCGGAGCCTTTAATCAAGGCGACATAGTATGGAACTCAGATCCAGAACCAAGAAAGTTCATCGGATGGGTCTGTGTTAAATCAGGAAACCCAGGGCTATGGAATGGTTTTGGAAGAATTGAATAAAGCCATAATCATCGGCAATGGCGAAAGTAGAAAAAAATTAAATCTAGAATACTATCAAACAGGTAGTACATTAATTGGCTGTAACGCAATACATAGAGATATGGTTGTCAATCATCTCATTTGTTGCGATAGAAGGATGGCTGAAGAATCTACTAATAATCCCGACACAAAAAATACCAAGATATATGTAAGAGATAATTGGTATCATTATTTTAGAAAAATTAAAAAAAATAAAAATATAGAACATCTTCCACAATTACCCTATCAAGGAACATCTAAAAAAGATAAACCGGAACATTGGGGTAGTGGCGGCTATGCTATACTGTTAGGTGCAAACCTAGGGTTTAAAGAATTAGAAATTGTTGGGTTTGATTTATATTCAACTGATAACCTAGTTAATAATGTGTATAAAGATACCAATAATTATTCAAATGCCAATTCTCAATCTGTAGATCCAAGTTATTGGATTTATCAAATAGAACAAATTTTTAAATACTACCCTAACACAAAATTTATAATAAGAAACTCTCCGCAATGGAAACTTCCAACAGAATGGCAGAAAAACAACGTGTCGTTCGTTGCATTATAAATAGTTTTGTTATATACTAACTTAATAGTGGACTGCGACATTCACCCCACTTTAAATACTCTGCGTGTCATCAAACTTGCTCATTCATTAAAGGAGACTAGAGATGGCAATTAAAATCAAAGCGACAAAAGTTTTCAAATATCTACCCTGCGGTCACGCTCAATATTTTGATAAAGAACCCGACGGTAGCCCAGGAGAATGTGCCAGCGTCCACGGTTATGATCGTGAAGTTGAGTTTACATTTGCTGGTGACATTGACGAACACGGCTGGATTGTTCCGTTTGGCGAACTAGGACCAGTCAAACAATTCCTAGAATATTATTTCGATCACGTAACTGTTCTTCCAGCAGACGATCCTAGACTAGGACAGATTACTGAAGAACTCACAGTTCCTGGTGGACTATTAGGTACACTTCGTGTACTTCCAAGTGGTGTGTCAATGGAAATGAGTTCGTTGTTTATCTGGGAACACGTCAATCATTATATCTATAAAGTAACTAATGGACGTTGTTATGTAGAACGTGTTCGCGTTTATGAACACAATAGAAACGATGCTATGTGCGAAGTAGATGAAATAACAGCCAAAGCAGATGCACAACGTAAAAATACAAGCGGTGAAGTACTTCCATTAAAACCTCGATGGAATTGGGAAGCACCTAAAGATGTTATCAAACGATTGGAACAATAATTGTTTAGAAAACTTTGGCGTATATGGGCTAAAGCCTTAGGAGAAAAAGCAGGTGCTACCAAACAGGAAGCCGATATGGTAGCACTTGTTCGCACTCTTATTGTATTGTGTTATATTGTAACAAATATTTTTATTGTTGCAGGAGTGATACGACATTGGTAAACGTCCTGTGTGTTAAATTTGGTACTAAGTACGGTAGAGACTATGTTGAAAAATTACGCAATATGGTTTCTAGACATCTAACAATACCTTACGAATTTTATTGTTTAACTGACGATAAACATTCCATAGAAGGTGTAACTAATATACACCTTTCAAATCAAAATTATATCAAACAATGGTGGCATAAAGTTCATATGTTTGATCCCAATTTAGGTTTGAAAGGTAGAATATTATATTTTGATTTAGATGTTATCATTCATAATAACATAGATAAACTTATCGATCTAAAGACTGAAAATTTTTACGGTATTAGAGATTTTAATAGAAAGTTTCATCCCAATTGGAACATATTAAACAGTTCTGCAATGAGTTGGATTTCTGGACAACATCAAGATATATTTAGAGACTTCAAAGCTAATTCTAAAGAAGCATTAAAACTGCACGGGGATCAAGATTGGATTTGGCGTAGGGCAAAGGACAGAATTAAATTTTGGCCCGATCCTTGGTTAATGAGTTACAAATGGGAAATTAGAAATAAGAGAGACATTGATCTAACCAAAATGCCTCGCAAATTTAGAACCATTGCCAACCCGCTAATACCAAACGAATGCTCTGTATGTGTATTTCACGGTGATCCAAACCCACACGATATTGAAGATCCGTATGTACTTGACAACTGGAAGTAAAGATTGTATAATAATACTATGACTACAAAACGTATTGGCTTTGCCTGCAAATGGATTGACCGCCCAGATCAAGTGGACGGTATTAAACCTAAAGACGAGTGTAAAATCTACAATACCGGTGCTACTACTGTGGCCTGGTTAAATAGACAGTCGCGAGATGTTGCTGAACAAAAGCTCTGGGACCTAATGGTACAGAACATCGAAGCAACTCGCAGACTTGTTGAAAAGGTAGGTACACTTGATGAAAATCTTAGAATGGTACGACTCAGTAGCGATATCCTTCCTGTCTATACTGAGCCAACTTGGGGTGGGTATTGGAGGGATGCCGTGGTACGGGACTTTTGCGAAAGAGGATTTAGACAAATCGGAGATTTGGCTCGCTCGAGCGGTGTTCGGTTGTCTTTTCATCCTGGCCAGTTTACTGTTCTTGCATCTGAGTCTGACGATATTGTAAATCGATCAATTGAGGAATTTGAATACCATGTGGATATGGCTCGATGGATGGGATTTGGTAAAACGTTTCAAGACTTTAAAATCAACGTTCATATCGCAGGTCGACGAGGCCCCGATGGAATACGTGCTGTTTTGGGCCGCTTAACGCCCGAAGCACGAAACACACTCACAATCGAAAATGAAGAAATTACACACAATTTGGATACCTGTTTGGAACTGGCTGATGTTGTTCCGATCGTTCTTGACATACACCACCACTGGATTAACTCGGGCGAATATATCGACCCTAGCGACGACCGTGTTAAACGGGTTATTGATAGCTGGCGCGGTGTGCGTCCTACTTGTCATTACTCTGTGTCTCGCGAAGATGTACTCCCTGGCCATACCAGTGGATTACGTCCCGATCTTCAGACCCTCTTAGAATCTGGTCACAAAAAGGCAAAGCTCAGAGCCCACTCTAACTTCTATTGGAATACAGATGTTAACGAATGGGCACTGAGCTTTAGGGATAACTTCGATATTATGTGCGAATCAAAGGCAAAAAATCTTGCTTCGTTTGCACTTTATAACGAAGCTATTAAGACTGCTGAGCCTTTGGCTTGCGGCCACCCTTCTTCGGAGCTCCTTCTTTCTTAGGAGCAGCAGGCTTCTTTTCACCAGCAGGTTTCTTCGGAGCTGCTGGTTTCTTTTTGGCAGGTGCGGGAGCAATGCTCTCAACTACTGCCTGTGTTGCCTGTTCAGCTACCGGTGTTACCTCTGGAGCAGCCGCTGGTGTTTCAACCTTATACGGTGCTTCTGGTGCTGGTGCTGGTTTTGCACCAAAAAGTTTCTTTAATAGATTTAACATACGTTATTTCTCCTTGTTTGTTATTTACACCTATCGACAGAATTAAATACTCTTATATGAGATTAAGGACAAAATTATGAAAATTACAAAGATTCCAGGTTTGGGTAGATTTGGGGTGTTTATTGATGATGTAGATTTTTATTCGATGACTGAAGAAGAATGGATGGAGATTGGACAATTACATTTAAAGTCTTTGGTTACAATTTTTCGTAATGTAAATCTAGATCAAAAGCTCTACGAAAAATTAATCACCAAACACGGAACCGTGGTATATCTAGCATTTTATAGAATGATTAAAAAGTATCAAACCTGGGATGTTCCTAGTTTGATTATGAATGACATTGTCAATGGCATTCCCGTTGACCCTGAAGATAAGAAATGGGCTGCAACGGTTTTAAGAATTATGACAGACCAAGACGGAATGTCTCAAATTGTCAGCGGTAAGAA